ATGAGGTAATTGCTGCCTATCAGAAGAACCTTGTTCTGGCTAACCTTGTTACCAAGATGTCTATGACAGGCAAGAAAGGTGACACTCTTCACATTCCTAAGCCAGTTCGTGGCTCTGCTAATGCTAAATCAGTTAACACTGCTGTAACATTGCAGGAAAACACTGAAAGTGAAGTTTCTATCACTGTCGATAAGCACTTTGAATACACTCGTCTTATCGAAGACATCACTGACGTTCAGGCTCTGGCTTCTCTGCGTACATTCTACACAGGTGATGCTGGCTACGCTCTGGCAAAGCAGGTTGACGATGACCTGTTTGCTCTGGGCAAGTCTCTGGGTGACGGTGATGGCTCTGACTGGACTCACAGCAACGTCTACTACCCAGACGCTTCTACTGGTCTGACAGCCTATGCTGTTGACACTGTAGTTGCTGCTGACGTATTTAGCGATGCTATCTTCCGTGACCTCATCCAGTTGGCTGACGATGCAGACGTTCCTATGGACGGTCGTGTGTTCGTTATTCCACCTAGCCTTCGCAATGCTATTATGGGCATTGACCGTTACGTGTCTTCTGACTTCGTAGATGGTCGTGGCGTAAGCAATGGACTGATTGGTAACCTGTACGGCATTGACGTATATGTTACTTCTAACTGTCCTACCATTGAAACTGCTGCTGAAAACTCAGCGGGTGGTGCTGTTAAAGCCTCCATGCTTGTTCACAAGGACACTATGGTTCTTGTTGAGCAGATGGGTGTACGTTCACAGACACAGTACAAGCAGGAATATCTTGCTAACATGTACACTGCCGATACTCTGTACGGTACTGGTGTACTACGTGCTGACTCTGGTTTCGTACTGGCTGTCAACGCCTAAGTAATAAGAGTAAGACGGGGGTGTAAAAGCCCCCGCATCTTTTAATATCTAAGAACACGGTTAGGCAGGAATATGACTGATTATACTAAATCTACAAACTTTGCTACAAAGGACTCGTTGCCTTCTGGCAATCCTGCCAAGATAGTTAAAGGCACAGAAATAAACACAGAGTTTGACAACATAGCGACTGCTGTTGCTACTAAGTCAAATTCAGCTTCTCCTACATTTACAGGCACACTTACTGCTGCCGATGTATCCATCACAGGAAACACCACACTAGGTAATGATGCAACTGACACTGTAACTATCACAGCAGATGTAGCTTCTAATGTTATCCCCAGTGCAGACAGCACATACACTTTAGGGGATGCTTCTAATTATTGGTCACACGGCTATGTCGATGCAGTTACCACAACAGGTGACGTATCAGTCGGTGGCAATCTAACGGTAACAGGCAATGCGACAATATCTGGCAATCTTACTTTTGGTGATGCATCTACAGACACGATTAACCTTACTGCCGATATTGCGTCAAATATTCTGCCTTCCGCAGACAACACATACGACATTGGAGGCACAGGAGCCGAGTGGAAAGACATCTATATTAATGGTGTTGCGTATGTTGATTCTATTGATTTGGCTGGCACTAGCATTACCGCTACTGGTGCAGAACTTAACACCCTAGATGGCATCACAGCCACGACTGCTGAGTTGAATACCTTAGACGGTATCACTGCGACAGTCACAGAGTTAAACTACACTGATGGCGTTACCTCTGCTATACAGACACAGCTAGATAACAAACAGCCTCTTGATGCTGACCTGACAGCCATTGCTGCTCTTGCTAACACTGACGGTAACATTATCGTAGGCAACGGTACTGCGTGGGTTGCTGAGTCAGGAGCGACTGCTAGAGCCTCTCTGGGGCTTACCATAGGCACTGATGTACAGGCGTATTCATCCGTCCTTGCAGGCACTACAGCCTCTTTTACTACAGCAGACGAAACTAAGCTAGATGGTATAGAAACGGGTGCTACAGCAGACCAGACAGCCTCTGAGATACTCACAGCTATCAAGACAGTAGACGGTACTGGCTCTGGGCTAGACGCTGACCTGCTCGATGGCAATGAAGCCACAGCCTTTGCTACTGCTGCACAGGGTACATTAGCTGACTCAGCACTACAGTCTAGTGACATTGGTAGTTCTGTTCAGGCTTACGACAGTAACCTCACATCCTTTGTCGGTACGTTTACTCTTCCTACAACAGACTCTACTGCTGGCTACGTCTTAAAGACAGATGGTGCTGGCACTCTGAGTTTTGTTGCACAGTCAGCCTATGACGAATCTACAGTAGCCATCACAGGTGGCACTATTGACGGCACTACCATTGGTGGTACTACCCCGGCTGCTGGTGATTTTACTACGTTGTCAGCTACTTCCACTTCAGAGTTACAAGATGATGTATCTTTCGGTGCATCTCAGTCGCTTGTCTCAGGTAATGGGTTTGAATACATCTTTAATCACCCATCATCAGACTCTACTAGAAATACTGTGGCTCTTTTGAATACCTCTAACTCCACGCAACCGGGCAGATTTAGATTTGTTAAATCGCGCGGTGCAGGTTCTTCTAATGTAACCGTTGCTGACGGTGACAACATTTGGAACATACAAGGATACGGAGATGACGGAACTAGTATCAGATATACTGGTTCTATTGATATGGTTGTGTCTGGTACGCCAAGCACCGGAGCCGTTCCATCAAAAATGTTATTTTCAACGGCAACTACTGCTGGCACAGTAACAACAGGAATAGAAATAAGTAATACACAAGACGTAACTATTTCTAACGGCAACCTCACAGTCTCAGGTCAGTACATTGAAGAATACGCTGCCACAGGCACAAGCGGTGCAGTCACCATAGACTTAGATACAGGCAACAACTTCTCCACAGCAATGGCTGGTGCGGTGACTTATACGTTCAGCAATGCTGCTACTTCCGGGACTGTCTCTAGCTTCACCCTGAAGGTTGTCAACAACGGCTCTGCTATCACATGGCCTACTTCAGTTGACTGGCCTGCTGGTACAGCACCTACGCTGTCTGCTAGTGGTGCAACAGACGTTTTTGTATTCTACACGCATGATGGCGGTACTACTTGGTACGGCTTCACTGCTGGACAGGCGATGGCTTAATGACTGCTAGTAAGAAAATAATACAGGCTGCTGCTGGCAATGCTGGGGGTGACTTCTATCCGTATACGATAGATAACTCTGTACGTCTTGATGGTAGTTCATGCGTTCAGCGCACACCATCATCTACTAGTAGCACGACTACTTGGACATTTAGTGCTTGGGTAAAACCCATATATTTCACTGGTTATCAGTTCATATTTTCTGCTGGAGATGCAGGAAGCAACGTTACAAATTTTTTTTACTATGACGGTACTTTGCGGCTACAAGACTATAGCCCTTCATACAGAATTTATTCAAATGCTGTTTTTCGTGACCCTTCTGCTTGGTATCACGTTGTAGCTGTGTTTGACACAACTAATGCCACATCATCAGAAAGATACAGAATGTATGTGAATGGCGAACGTATTACTAGTTTTTCAATCGCAACCTATCCCTCACAAAACTATGCAGGAGGTAGGGTAAACAGTTCGTCATATCAGCATAGGGTTGGGGGCTACGCTAATTTTGCCTCTTATTGGCTAAAAGGATACATGGCAGAAGTACATTTTGTAGATGGCACAGCACTAGACGCTTCATCATTTGGTCAAAACAAAAACGGAGTCTGGATACCTAAAAGCCCATCTGTAACTTATGGCACTAACGGCTTCTACTTAGCCTTCCAAGACTCCAGCAGTCTGGGTGATGACACATCAGGAAATACTAACGACTTTACATCTTCAGGACTAACAAGTTCTGACCAGATGATTGATACGCCTACAAATAACTTTGCTACGTTGAATCCTTTGGTTGCCGCTTCTAACACAACTTATTCTGAAGGCAATCTAAAACTATATTCTTCTGCAAATAGCCATAAAAATAATAAAGGGACTATTCAAATACCTAATTCTGGCAAATGGTATTATGAATTTGCACACTACGGTTCAACTGTCGAACAATATGGAATAGTTGCATCAGATAGTCCAACAGGAACAACTTGGGCTGGAACTTCAAATAGTGTTTTCTTCCATGCCAGTGGCCAACTTTATGTAAATGGTAGTTCTTCATCATACGGTTCAAGTTTATCTTCAGGTGATATTGTTCAAGTTGCTATAGATTTTGATAACGGAAAGTTTTGGGCAGGTAAAAACGGAACTTGGTTTAACTCTGGAAATCCTGCCACTGGAACTAATGCAGGAACATCATCAATAACAGATGATGTATATGTGCCGCATACTAGAGCATATTATTCTGGAAGTTATTTAGTAGCCAACTTTGGTCAAGACTCATCCTTCGCTGGCAACAAGACCAGACAGGGCAACACAGACGAGAACGGCATTGGTGACTTCTACTATGCCCCACCATCAGGTTATCTAGCACTCTGCACAGCCAACCTCCCAGAACCCACAATCGGGCCTAATAGTGCTACAACGTCTGATGAGAACTTTAATACTGTTCTTTATACGGGTAATGGCACAACCAATGCTATATCAGGTGTTGGATTTCAGCCTGATTTAGTATGGTTAAAAAATAGAAATTACGGGGCAGGTACAAACCATGTATTGATTGATGCTATTCGTGGAGCATCAAATGGACTTGCTTCCAACCTAACCAATGGTGTTTTTCCTACTACTGGTAATTTCTCTAGTATAAATAGTGATGGTTTTACTGTCGATGGGACAACTCACGACTACAACTACACAACTGATTCTTTTGTTGCTTGGAACTGGAAAGCCAACGGCTCTGGTGTATCCAATACAGACGGTTCCATAACATCTACTGTATCTGCTAATCAGGATGCGGGGTTTAGTATTGTTAGCTATACAGGCAACGGTACTAGTGGAGCAACAGTGGGTCATGGTTTAACAAGTAGCCCAGACTTAATAATACTAAAAAACCGTGATGATGGATTATACAACTGGCGTGTATTCCACAGCAGTCTTTCCGCTGGGTACAATATGTCCATAAACACTACAAGTGCTGCTTACGCATCAGGAAACGGAGGTTATATTAGTAGTGTGTCATCTTCAGTATTTACACTAACAAATGCTGGAAGTGGAGGAAGTGCGGCTGTAAACGACAATGGCGATAACATTATTGCTTACTGTTTTACAGAAGTAGAAGGCTTCTCAAAGTTCGGAGGCTATACCGGGAATGGTAGCTCGGACGGGCCGTTTATTTGGACGGGTATGCGTCCTGCTTGGGTTATGGTTAAAAGAACAGACTCTACATCAAACTGGTTTATTTATGATTCCATCAGAAATACCTACAATGTTGCCAATTTAAAACTTTACGCAGACCAATCTTTAGCGGAGAACGGTGTCACTGGCGAAACAACTTCTACGAACAACATTGATATTTTGTCTAACGGCTTTAAGATGAGAAGTGCTAACGGTTCAAACGCATCAGGCGGTTCATATATATTCGTGGCATTCGCAGAAATGCCGTTTCGTTACTCAAACGCAAGGTAAACAACAATGAGATACTACGACATTACTAATTCGGCAATAGTCAGCGAGAGGCAGATTCTCCGAGCTAACCCGAACACCAGCTTTGCGTTGCCTCTGAGTGATGCTGCTTTGGCTGGTCTTAACATGGCTGTGCTTCAGGAAGATACGCGCCCAAGCTACGATGCAGATACGCAGACAGTCATTGAGGGTGCTGTTGAGGAACGCGATGGCTCTTACTACCAGACCTACAGCGTCATTGACCGCAGTGCTGAAGCCATAGCTAACGACTTGGCTAACAAGAAGGCTAATGTCCGCGCACAGAGAAACGCACGACTGACAGAGACTGACTGGGCTATCCTGCCTGACTCACCACTGAGCGATGCAGATAAAACTATCTATCAGAACTACAGGACTGCATTGCGTGATGTACCTGCACAGTCTGGCTTCCCTGATAATGCTCTGCCTGAAGGCCCAGATGAATCACCATACGATTCTTGGACGTATA